GCATTGGCTGGTCGCCGGCCGAGATCCACCACATCACGGAGTGCGGCCGGACGATCAGTCAGGACCACACCATCGGGCTCTGTTCCTGGCATCACAGGGGCATCAGCCAATACGGCCGCGAGCAGGCCACCCGCATCTACGGCCCCGGCCTCGCGCATGGCAGCAAGCCATTCCGGGCCTATTTCGGCACCAATGACGAACTGCTGCAGCAGCAGAACACCGCCCTGAGGATGGCTGGCTATGCAGATCACTGAGCGCGAGCGGGAGTTGCTGGAGCGGGCGTTGGACACGATGTGGGATCACTGCGAGCCCGATCAACTGCCGCTTTCTGATCTGTACTGCCAAGCCATCAGCATCGTGCGCGAGCGCCCGGATGACGTGCGCCGGCTGCGCAGCGACTTCAACCAGCGGCGACCAACCCCGCAGGCCGATATGCCGCTACACCGGAGGCAATCATGACGTTTCGGATCACCATCGGAATCGACCCCGGCCAAACCGGCGCGCTGGCAGTCATCGCCGACGGCGCATGGGCAGGCTTCCACGACATGCCGACGATGCCGCGACCGGGCGGGAATGGCCTGCACGTGAACGGTGCCGCTTTGGCTGAGGCACTGCGCGATGTGATTGCCGCTCACCCTGGCGCCGACGTGCTGGCAGTGCTGGAGGAGGTCGGCGCGATGCCCAAGCAAGGGGTAACCAGCACATTCCGGTTCGGGGAGGGCTACGGCGTCATCCGGGGCGTTCTCGGGGCACTGCGAGTGCCGTTTGTCACTGTGCGACCGGATCGCTGGAAGCGCGACCTGCGGCTGGCAGGGCTGGCGAAGGACAGCGCTCGCACTGCCGCTATCCAGCGATTCCCGAGTGCCGCTTGCCAACTCGCCCGAAAGAAGGACGGCGGCCGTGCTGATGCCCTGCTGATCGCCCACTGGGCGCACGCCACTGAGCAGATCGGGGAGGCCGCATGAGGACGCACGCCCAGGAGATCGCAAGCGCGCTCACCGGACCCGAGGCACGCCAGGTGGTTGAGGCCTTCCTGAGGGCAGTTGAGAGACTGGACAAGCACCGACGCCCGGAGCGGTTCGTAGCAGACGTCCAGAGTGCCGTTTGGGATGCCACGAAAATGGCCTACATGGGAAAAGTGCCGCCAGAGGTTGCGCCGGCCTCGCCTGACTGCCGCTTGCAGATTGCCGCCTGATGCGACAGGGCCGCATCCAGTTCTCTGACGACGCCGACGTGAGCGCGCACCTCGCGGAGTGCCAGGCCGCCCTTGATGACGCGCTTGCGTGGACGCTGGCCCAGCTTCCCAGCAACGCCGAGCGGGCAGAACGGCTGCAGGCCATGGAGCATCGCCGTGGCAGTGCCGCTACCGACCGGATCAGATCACTCACATGGGGGCACATGCGCAATGCCGCGTAGAACACGCAAAGCCGAAGACCGTTTGATCGATGCCGCTCTGCACTCTTGGGCAGAGTGGCTGATGGCGGAGTTCTATGACCGGCGGTCGCCAGTGCGGTCGAACGCCGATAACAACGAGGAAGGGGAGCGGGTATGGGAGGTATTCGCAAGCCGCATCCGCAGCAACATTGATCACTCCGACCCCGTGCTGGCCCGGCTGTGCGAGGAGGAGTCGCAGGCCCACTTCTGGCCCGCCGGCGTGAACACCATCATCATGCAGATGCCGGAGCCCTGGAGGATGCTGCTGCTGTGCCGCGCTGCTGGCATGAACCAATCCGAGACCGCCGCCGAGATGGGGCTTTCACAGCAGCACGTCAGCGCTGAGCTATCCCGCGTTAAGGCGGTTTTCGTGCCGCGCTTGATGATGCTGGCAGGCACTGCCTCAAGGCTGAAACGTCTTGTGGAGCGGGCCCAAGTTTGAGGGGGGGGCTTGCGCACCCGTAAAAAGTGCCGATAATTACTAGCATGGCATCGCTGTCACTAAATCAGAGCCTCTACATCCTTGAGAGAAAGGTCTGTGCCTACCAGAACTTTCACGACGTCGTGGATGTCTTGACGGAAACTCTGATTGATGAAAGACCCTCGATGATGCGGAGCAGGCTTAAATTCGAGCGCGAAGCGTTTGAGGCTGAGTTGGCCGCAATTGATCGAGAACGAGAGGTTTTGCTTGAGATCGAGTCTGGATTGAGCTGGCAGCAACGAATTAAGCGATACCTCGGATTCCCAACATATTGAGCCCCGCCCGTCGGGGCTTGTACGTTTCTGGCCCTGCGTTGGTTTGGCGCAGGGCATTCGAGACTGCACAAAGGTGCGCCCAGTGCAGCCGCCGGGAGTCATGACCCGGTGTTGATCAACACCCCGGCCTCTCGCCTGCGATGCCGGGGTTTTCGTTTCCCGTGTCCTGCACCCTGAGCGCGACGGGCGCCCCGCTTGCGGGGCATTTATCAACTGCGATGCCAGGTCGGCCGCAGCGGCTCATAACCGCCAGCGGGCCCGGTTCGACGTCCGGCCATCGCTACCAACTGATCCCATGAGAGCCATCATCCTCGGCGGGGCTGCGTGTGTCTGGACAGACCTGCAGCAGCTCGGGCCGTGGCCGGCGGACATCATCGGGATCAACGAGGCAGGCCGGGACTACACCGGCAGGCTGGCCCACTGGGTCACGCTGCACCCCGAGAAGCTGGGGCGCTGGCGGGCTGGGCGAGCAGGGAATCAGGACTACACGGCTCACGCGCACCGACGGCATTCAGGCTGCGGTCCTGTAGTGCTGCACAACCACTGGGGCGGATCGTCCGGGCTGTTCGCCGTAAAGGTCGCCCTGGAGCTGCAATACACAGAGATCGTGCTGTGCGGCGTCCCCATGGACCCACAGCCTCACTACCACCGGCCAGGCCGATGGACAGCCCACCGGCTCTATCGTCGGCATTGGATCAAACACAGAGAGCGGATCGCCCCATACGTGCGGAGCATGTCAGGGTGGACGCGGGAGCTACTGGGAGGGCCTGATGGCTGGATCGAAGAGGAAGGCGGGCCGTCCGAGCATACAAACCCCCGAGATCATCGACGAGATCATGGAGCGACTGTCAGCGGGTGAGCCGCTGGCCCAAATCTGCCGCAGTGAGCATATGCCGGGGCTGTCGACGGTCTATGACTGGGTGGAGGCTGATACCGAGATATCCGGAAGGTTCGCGCGCGCACGGTTGGCAGGGTTCGACGTCATTGCAACCGAGGCGCTGAGGATTGCGGATACCCCGTGTGATGGGCTGACCGAGGAGCTGGAGCCCGGCGAAGGCGGCGACATGCGCGTGATCAAGCGCAAGCGCGAGGACATGCTGGGGCACAGGAAGTTGCAGGTTGAGACCCGACTCAAGCTGCTGGCGAAGTGGGACCCGAAGCGGTACGGGGAGCTACTGCGGCAGGAGCACAGCGGCCCCGGCGGCACGCCGTTGCAGTTCCAGAAGATCGAGCGGCGCATTGTCGACTCTGCAGATTGAGACCCCTCGGGTATTCAAGCCCCTGCTGGGGGATGCGAGGTACAAAGCGGCGCATGGGGGGCGCGGGTCGGCGAAGAGCCGGTTTTTTTCCGGGTCCCTGATCGAGCGGGCCTTGGTGCAGCCCGGCCTGCGGTGGGTCTGCATCCGCGAGGTGCAGAAGTCGCTGGAGCAGTCGGTCAAGCGGCTGCTGGAGGATGACATCGAGCGCTTCGGCGCCGGTTCGGCGTTTCGGGTGCTGAACTCTGAGATCCAGACCCCTGGCGGTGGCGTGATCATATTCCAGGGCATGCAGAATCACACTGCGGAGTCGATCAAATCGCTGGAGGGATACGACGGCGCATGGGTCGAAGAGGCGCAGACGCTGAGCCAGCGCAGCCTTGACCTGCTTCGCCCTACGATCCGAAAGCCCGGCTCGGAGATCTGGTTCTCGTGGAACCCGGCGCATCCCACCGACCCGGTGGACGCCTTTTTCCGTGGGGCAGAGAAACCGCCAGGTGCGGTGGTGGTGGAGGTGAACTGGCGGGATAACCCGTGGTTCCCCGACGTACTGCGGGCAGACATGGAGTGGGACCGCAAGCGCGACCCCGACAAATACGCTCACATCTGGGGCGGCGGGTACCTGCGCAACTCCGAGGCTCGGGTGTTCCGCAACTGGCGGGAAGAGGCGTTCGAGACGCCCGCAGATGCCCGGTTCTACTTGGGTGCCGACTGGGGGTTCTCGGTAGACCCCACCGTGCTGATTCGCTGCTTCATCAAGGGCCGGACGCTGTTCGTTGATCAGGAGGCCTATCAGGTCGGCTGCGAGATCGACAAGACGCCGGATCTGTTCAGGCGAATCCCCGATTCTGATCGGTGGCCGATCACGTCGGACTCCGCCCGGCCGGAGACCATCAGTTACATGCAGCGGCACGGGTTCCCCCGGATTGCCGCGGCAAAGAAAGGCGCCGGCTCCGTCGAGGACGGCATCGAGTTCCTGAAATCACACGACATCGTGGTGCATCCGCGGTGCCGGCACACGATCGATGAGCTCACGCTGTACAGCTACACGACCGACAAACTCACCGGAGAGGTGCTCCCTGTGCTCGAAGACAAAAAGAATCACGTCATCGATGCGCTGCGGTATGCCCTGGAAGGGACGCGCCGGAGCAATTACACGCTTGCAGGGGTCGGGTGATGGGCAAGATGACCGCATTCGCCGACAGCCTGCGCAACCTCGTTGCGAACCTCGGCACTGCCCGGGACAAGGCGGCCGCCACCGGCTACGTCGATACCGACCTCAGTGATGATGATCTCGTCGCCATGTACCGCGGCGCTTGGCTTCCGCCCAAGATCGTCGACCTGCCGGTGCAGGATGCCTGCCGGCGGTGGCGGAACTGGCAGGCCGAGAGCCTGGACATCAGCGCCATCGAGGCCGAGGAGAAGCGGCTCAACCTACGCGGCAAGGTGCAGCAGGCGTGGATAAGTGGCCGGCTCTACGGCGGCGCCGCCCTGTATATCGGGACCGGCGACCCCGACCCATCGCAGCCACTGAACCCTGATGGGGTGAAGAAGGGCGGGGTGAAGTTCCTCTCCGTGCTGAACCGCCGGGCACTGTCGGTTGTTGAACTCGAGCGCGACCCGCTGAGCCCGTACTACAACCAGCCCAAGGCCTACCAGATCACTGCGGCGAACGCCGGTGTGAACGAGATTCACCCCAGCAGACTGGTCCGATTCATCGGCCACCAACATCCCGACCCAGAGCTGGCCGTCGGATTGTCGTTCGGCTGGGGCGACAGCGTGCTGAATCGTGTTGTGGATGCGGTGAAGAACGCGGACTCAGGTGCTGCGAACGTGGCCTCCCTGCTGTTCGAGGCCAAGGTCGACGTGCTGAAAATCCCGAACTTCATGTCGGGTTTGTCTGATCCTGACTACGAGGCCCAGGTGCTGAAGCGCCTTCAGCTCGCGGCGGTGGCGAAAGGCATCAACGGCGCGCTGATGCTCGATTCCGAAGAGGACTACCAGCAAAAGAACGCCAGCTTCTCCGGTCTCGACAAGGTGATCATGACCCTGATGCAGATCGCCAGCGGAGCGGCAGACATCCCCATGACGCGCCTGCTCGGCCAGTCCCCGGGCGGCCTACAGGCCACCGGCGACAGCGACATGCGGAACTACTACGACGCCGTTCAGGCCGGCCAGGAGACCGTGCTTACGCCGTCCATGAGCGTCCTCGACGAGTGTCTGATCCGCTCTGCGCTGGGCTCGCGCCCGAAAGACATCTACTACGACTGGGCGCCCCTGTGGCAGCCCAGCGCGAAGGAACGCGCGGACATCGGCAAGGCCACCGCCGACACGATCAAGGTGCTGTCCGATACCGGCCTCATCCCCGAAGAGGCCATGAGCAAGACAGCGGTGAACATGCTCACGGAGGCCGGCGTGGCGCCTGGGCTCGAAGCGGCTGTTGCCGAATACGGCGCTGAGCTACCTGACGACGACGAGCCACCGCTGGAGGAATGACCCCATGAATCTCTACGACGCCGTGCAAGCGACCGGCGTGCGGCGCACTGCGGACGGCTATCTGGTGGCCGATGTCCGGGTGGCGCGCACCGGCATTCAGGAATACCTCGGTTCGGAGGTCGGACGGCCGGATCTGGCGTTCGTCCGCGTATACCGGCCGGAGGCTGAGGTGTTCAGCAAGGACGCGATGCACAGCTACGCGCACCGTCCGATGACCAACAACCACCCCGGCTCACCGGTCACAGCCGAGAACTGGAAGGACGTCGCCATCGGACAGACCGGCGACGAGGTTATCCGCGACGGCGAGTTCGTCCGCGTGCCCCTGGTGCTGATGGATGCGGCGGCGATCAAGCAGTTCGAAGACGGCAAGCGCGAACTGTCGATGGGGTACAGCGCCGAGATCGTGTTTCAGGACGGCACAACGCCCGATGGCCAGCACTACGACGCTGTGCAAACGCAGCTCCGCATGAATCACCTCGCCCTGGTCGACAAGGCCCGGGGCGGGGACAAGCTACGCATCGGGGATGGGCGCACCCCCGGTGAAAAGGATCGCGCCGACACCCCTCCCACGGAGAAATCTGAAATGAGTGACACCAAGACCCGGACGATCCTGGTTGACGGACTGTCGGTGGAAACCACCGATGCCGGCGCCCAGGCCATCGCCAAGCTGCAGGGCCAGATCAAGGACGCCGACGCGGCGCGCCAGACGCTGGAAGACGCCCATGCCAAAGCCATCGCGGCAAAGGACGCTGACCTCGCCAAGAAGGACGCCAAGATCGACGAACTCCAGAAGAAGGTGCTGAGCGATGCCGATCTCGACAAGCGCGTGAAGGAGCGCTCGGACCTGATCGCCACGGCCAAGTTGATTGCCGATGCCGACTACACCGGCAAGAGCGAAGCCGAGATCCGCAAGCTGGCTGTCAGCACAAAGCTTGGCGATTCGGCCATCGCCGACAAGGCCGAGGCCTACATCGCCGCCCGCTTCGACATCCTGGCCGAAGACGACGCCAAGACCGACCCCGTGCGTTCCGCTCTGATGACCGGCCCCGCCCGGCAGGCAGTGCAGGACAACGGCTATGCGGCTTCGGTCAACGACCTCGACTACCGCACCCGCAACGCGAAGAAGGAGGCCTAAGCCATGGCACTTCAGACGACCTACAACGAAACGCTGAGCGCGGCTGTTGCCGGCGCCCAGGCCACCGAGATCCCGGCGACCGTACTGTCCCGCACCGTGGAAACGGCGGCGGGCATCGGCTTTGGCATTGCTGTGGAGCAGGGCGCCCAGGACAAGGGCTGCGCGCTCTTCGACGGGGGCACGGTTCTCGGCATCACCCTGCTGGACCGCGGCGCCACCGGCGAAGACAAGTATGTGCAGTACGAGTCCGCCCGCGTCATGACCAAGGGTGACATCTGGGTGCTATGCACCACCGGCTGTTCCGCCGGCGACCCGGTGTACGTGCGCCCGTCAAACAACACCTTCCAGAACTCGTCCGCGAATTCCGGCGTTCAGATTGCCAATGCCCGCTGGGAGACCAGCGCCGGTGCCGGCGCTCTCGCCGTCGTCCGCCTGGCGTAAGGAGACCACACCATGAGTCAGCAAATCCTCGACGCACAGGACGCATACGCCTTCGCGATCAAGCAGGCCAGTATCATCGAGCCGACCGTTTATGCGACCCGCTACCCCGACATCCAGTACCGCGATCTGGTACCGGTGGATACCACGGGCAGCGAGTTCGCCACCTCGGTCACCTATTTCTCGTCCGACCACTACGGCAAGGCCGGATGGGTGAACGGCAACTCGGATGACATCCCGAAGGCCGGCTCCACCCGCGCCAAGCACGAAACCGCGGTGCACACCGCCGGGATCGGTTACGGCTGGGGCTGGGAAGAGCTCGGTCGCGCGCAGATGCTTGGGGTGAACCTCCCGGCTGAAGACGCCATGGCCGCCCGCCGCGCTGCCGAAGAGATGGTCGATCGCGTTACGCTGTCCGGTGACGCCGAGAAGAACTTCGAAGGCCTGTTCAACAACAGCGCGGTGACCGCCGCGGCTGCCACGAACGGCGACTGGAGCAGCCTCAGCACCACCGGCCCGCAGATCGCTCAGGACATCAATAACGCGATCCTGAACATCTTCAACGGCACCAACACGGTGTCGATCGCGGACCGGCTGTTGCTGCCGTATTCGAAGTTCCACGTCATCTCGACCCGGCAGTTCTCGTCGGCCTCCGATCTGACCATCCTGGAATGGATCCGCCGAAACAACGTCTACACGGCACAGACCGGGCAGCCGCTGATGATCCGTGGCCTTCGCGGTCTCGACACCGCCGGCGTGTCCGGCACGGCGCGGATGATCAGCTACCGGTACGACCCCAACGTGCTGAAGCTGCACATGCCCATGCCGCACCGGTTCCTGCCGGTTTGGCAGGCAGGCCCGACGCGCTGGGATGTTCCGGGCCTGATGCGCCTGGGCGGACTCGATATCCGCCTGCCGAAGGAAGTCGTCTACGTCGACGGCATCTGAGCCACTGGGGGCGGACTGGATCACCGCCCCCACCTTTTGAGGATCACCCCATGATTGAACTGAAGAACACCTCGCGCAGCCCACTGGGCCTGCCCAACGGCCGCCTGCTGGAGCCGCGCGCAGTCATCTCGCTACGCCCTGCGGAATGGGATGCCATGAAGGACAACAAGATTGTTGTGGCCTGGCAGAAGAACGGGATGCTGGCCTCCAGCGTGCCGCCCGCAACGTCGCCGGTGAAGCCGCCGGCCGACAACGAAAAAGCCGAAGTGCTGGCAAAGCTGGAAGCCCTCGGCATCAAGAAGGACAAGCGAACCTCGCTCGAGAATCTGCAGAAGGCGCTCGCCGAAGCTGAGGCCGCCGCTGACGAGTCCGAAAAGGATTCCGGCGAGGATGAGCAGGACTGATCCGTGGCCGACTTCTACGGCACCATCGAGGGCGCAGACACCTACCACGAAGACCGCGGCAACGCGGCATGGACGGGCGCCGATGCCGTGAAGACGGCGGCATTGGTCCGGGCGTCCGCCTACATCGATGGGCGGTACCGCTGGCGGCTGAAGTCTGGCCGCTGGCAGTCCATGTTCCGTGGCATGCGCGCTGCGGGCCGGGACCAGGCCCTGGAGTGGCCGCGTACCGGTGCTACCGATTACGAGGGCAACGAACTGCCTGACGACGAGGTGCCCGACGAGGTGATGCAGGCCACCTATGAGGCGGCACTCCGGGAACTGGTATCGCCTGGCAGTCTGAGCCCGGACTACACCGCAGCCGATCAGGTGACCAAAGAGAAGGTCGGCCCCATTGAGGTGCAGTACGCGGAAGCCAAGGCCGGCGACAACAGCCTGCCCAACCGGCCGGTGATTCCAACGATTGACGAGATCATCGCGCCGGTTGTGTTTCGGCCGTATGAGTTCCCGGCCGTGAGGGTGGTGTGATGGTCGCCGCGCTCTACACCCGGCTCGAAGCCACCGCAAAGCGGCTGATTGCCAAGTACGGCAAGGCAGCAGTGTTGGTGCGTGAGACCAAGACAGGCCCCGCGCACGATCCATCTGTCGTTGAGACGCCGTATTCCTGCATGGTCGCGGATATCGGCTACAGCATCACCGACCGTGACGCCTCGCTGGTTCAGGTCGGCGACAAAGTAGGGCTGATGTCGACAGCTGTCGAGGTGACACCGGAAAAGGGCGACAAGCTGCAGATCGATGGCGGGACGTATTCGTTCGTCGATCTGAAGCCGCTCAACCCTGGCGGGCTGGTGCTGCTCTACGAGTACCACGCGAGAAAGTAGTGGCCGCCACCCCGCGGGACGTGCTCCAGGAGATGGACCGGCTGGAGCCGCTGATTGCAGCCGCCTTTCTCGCCGAGATCCGCACCATTGTGGGCGATGCCCGCGTGAGCGAGTTGGAGGAACTGATCCGGCGCGGTAGCGTCGCCGAGATTGCGGCAGCGTTGGGTATCAGCGCCTCTGCCCTGGTGGGGCTGCAAGAGGCTGTGCGGTCCACCTATCTGCGCGGCGGCCAGTTTGAGGCGAAGGCTATGCCGGTGCTGCGCCGCCCCAACGGGGCACGGCTGCGGCTGAACTTCGACATTCGCTCGGTGAGGGCGGAGAACTGGCTGCGCGCCCATTCCAGCCAGATGGTGGTTGAGCTGCAGGCAGGTCAGTTGGAGGTCATCCAGCAGGCGCTGTCGGAAGGCGCTCGGGCAGGGTGGAACCCGCGGCGCACTGCGCTGGAACTGGTGGGGCGCGTGAGCCCCCAGACAGGCCGGCGGACTGGTGGCCTGATCGGCCTTTCGAGCCAGCAGTCCGAATGGGTGCTGACGGCTCGCGAACAGCTGCTCAGCGGCGACCCCGCCAAGATGCGGCGCTATCTGTTGCGACAGCGACGCGACCGACGCTTTGACGGCATCGTGAACCGAGCCATCGCCGCCGGCAGGCCGGTTGCGGTGAAGGACGTTGACCGGATTGCCGGCCGCTACGCGGATCGTCTGTTGAAGCTGCGAGGCGACAACATCGCCCGCACCGAAACGTTGGCCGCCTTCAACGAGGCGCGGGATGAGACCTACCGGCAGGCCATCGATATGGGTCTGAACCCGGAGAACGTCACCAAGGGCTGGAACACCATCAACGATGGCCGGCAGCGGCACACGCACGGGGCCATGCACAAGCAGCGCAAGCGATTCGACGAGCCGTTCGTTTCTCCATCAGGGGCACGCCTCATGCACCCGGGCGATACCAGCCTCGGCGCAGGCGCCTCCGAGATCGTGAATTGCCGGTGCGTGCACACCATGAAGATCGACCATCTTGCGGAGGCGATGAATGGCCCGAACGTTCTCGGCATCCGTTGACGCGTTCGTCCGCAAGTCGAAGCGGCGCACGACAGCCGTGTTCCGCGAGAGTGTGCAGCGGCTCGGAGAAGAGGCCCAGACCCTCCGGGTGGAGGGGGGCAACATGCCCTACGACACAGGTTTCCTGCGTGCCAGCTACATGGTCTCGCTGGACGGTGTGCCCTTTGGTGACGGGGTGAATCCCGACCGCAAGGGCCAGTACCCGTACAACCCCGCTCCCATAGAGCTGGTGATCGCCACAGCGCAGTACGGCGACGTCCTCTGGGGCGGGTGGGTCGCTGTGTATGCCAAGTACATGGAGCACCGCTACGGCTATCTCCGCAGCGCGGTTCAGAACTGGCAGTCAATCGTTGATGGGGTGGTGACCGAAATGAAAGTGAGGTTCCCGTGAACGATGCCGACATCTGGAATGCCTTCAGCCTGGCTGTCGAGGCATTCGCGAACTCACAGTCACCGGCTGTTCCGCTGATCGCTCAAGGCGTTGGGGGCGAGCCGCCGAGTGAGGGCCTGTGGATCGAGACCAAGTTTTTCCCCAACAAGTCGGAGAACTACGGTCTGGCAGCGAGAGGCCCGACGATCCTCAAGGGGTTCTGTCAGGTCTCCATCGGCTGTCGGCCGGGCGTTGGGGTGATGGACAGCTACGAAATGGCCGACCTGGTGTCGGCTTCGTTCAAGAAGGGCACCGTTCTGGGGCCGGCAAGAGTTGAGGTGGAACCTTGGAACTCGTCCCCGCTGGAGGAACCGGACCGCGTCTATGTGGCCATCACCATCCGGTATCGAGCCAGCGTGACGAGAGACGACTGAAGTGGGTGATCTGCGCATCGGGGCCATCGATCCTGAATACGGACTTCACCCATCTTCGGCGGTTCCGGTCGTGGAACTTCATGGTCGTGAACAACACCTGGGAGTTGCTTCCCTGGGCCGACGTTCTTTATGCCGGCGACCTGCAATGGTGGGACCGATACGGCGCCGCCGCCTCGGCCTTCACTGGGGAGAAGTGGACGCGCGAGGAACTGGCTGCCGCCCGGTACCGACTTCGGCAGGTGAGGCCACGCAAGGGCAGGGGCCTTTGCACTGAGCCCGGGGTGGTCCACACCGGAGGCAACAGCGGATACCAGGCTATCAACCTGGCGTACCACCTCGGCGCCCGGCGGATTGTTCTGCTCGGCTTCGACATGCACCGGCAGCGCGGCGGGCACTGGCACGGCGAGCACGTCGGCATGCTGAGCGCCCCTGATTCGCACATCCGGGTTTGGATCCGCCACTTCCGGCAGCTCGCCAGAGACCTTCGGCGCGCTGGCGTCGTCGTCACCAACTGCACACCAGGGAGCGCGCTCACGCACTTCCCGTGTGCTCCACTGATGGAGGCATTGCGATGCTCGTAGGCATCACCCGAGTCCGGGATGAGGCGCTGATCCTGGAGGACACGCTGCAGCACTTCCTGGCCCGCGTGGACCGGGTGCTGCTCTACGACGACTGTTCGACCGACAACAGCGTCGAGATTGCCCGTTCGTTTGACCGCGTCCAGGTGATTGAGGGTGACGAATGGCGGGTTGACCGCGTAGCCGAGAACACCCGGCACCGGCGAATTCTTCTGGATGCGGCCGTCGGCGCGGACTGGTGCCTGTGTTTTGATGCCGACGAACGACTGGAGGGCGATCTGCCGGAAATGACCGGCGATGCCTTTGCCTTTCGGCTGTTCGACGGCTACCTGACACCGGAATGCGCTGATCCGTACCGCGGCGGCGAACTTTCGGAGCTCCGCCGGATGTGGGGCCCCGAGTATCGCGACATCGTGATGCTGTTCCGGGTGGCTGCTGCACAGTACGACCGGCCCGGCCAACGGGCGCCGACAATCAGGGGCGTTCAGCAGCTCGCCGATGTTCGGGTGCGCCATTACGGCAAATGCCTAAGCGTCGAGCACTGGGAGGAAACCTGCCGGTACTACGCCGATAACTTCCCGGCCCGGTTCGCCGAAAAGTGGCGTGATCGCATGGGAAAGGCCATCCACACTGCCAGCGACTTCGGTCGCCCGCTCGTGGCCTGGGATGGACTGCCGGCAGTGGAGGTGGCGCTGTGAAGGTGCTGCTGGCAGGTAAGTACGTTCCCAACGGTGCACGGCCAATAGGCGGTGTGCAGTCGTGGATCGGCACGGTAGCGGTCGCCATGCGGCGGGCCGGCCATGAGGTGACGGTGTGGGGGCCGGAGTTCGGCGCGCTGCGTGGGCGGTTCGATGTCGGCGTGATCGCCAACACGATGCACACCGGGTCAGCGCTGGCGCACTGCGAACGAGTAGTGGTGGTGTCGCACGGGATCATCCCGGATGAGCGCCCCCCGGACGGCGTGCCGGTGGCGTTCACCAGCGAGGGAGTGCGCGCTCACTGGGGTGGTTCCGGACCTGTCATCCGGCAGCCGATCGACCTCGAGTTCTGGCGGGATGCCGGGAAGCCGCGGGCCGGGATACTGCGGTACAGCTACCGCGCTGGCCTGCCGTGGCTGGAGCGGGTCGCACGCGACATGGGCATGGGTTACCAGCACCTGCGCAGCGTGAGCCATGAGCGGGCTCGGGATGCCATGCAATCGGCAGCCTGTGTGCTGGCGACTGGAAGGGCTGCACTGGAGGCGATGGCCTGCGGCGCGCCGGTGGTGATCATCGACCACCGGGCGGCCTATCAAGGCCCGCTGATGGACGTCGACATCGCCACGGCAATGGAGCGGAACTACAGCGGGCGAGGTGGCGTTCCCCCGAGCCCCAATGGCGTGCGCCGCGCCATCACCCGCGCGATGGAGGAAGGCAGCCTCCGGGCACACGTTGAACAGCACCACAACGCCGACCGGATAGCAGCCGACCTGCTGCGCCTGTAGGAGACCCATGATCTACATCATCACCCCGACCGGAGGCCGGGAGGAAGGCCTGCGCCTGCTCGCCGGATACCTGAACGCACAAACCTACGCCGGCCCGATCACCTGGGTGGTGGTCGATGACTGCGATCCCGTCACCGAGATTCCGCCCATGCGGCCGGGGATCGCGGTGGTGAGCGTGGTCCCGGACTGGACATGGAAGCCCGGCGACAACACCCAGTCGCGGTGCATGGCTGAGGCGCTGGCCCATTGCCAGGACGATGCTGTCGTGGTGGTGATGGAGGACGACGACGCTTACCTGCCGGGGCACATCGAGAACGTTGTGGGGGCGCTGGGTTCCGCCAACCTGGTGGGTGAGCGGGTCAGCACCTACTACAACGTGGCAACTCGCCGCTGGCGGCTGCTGCCAGGCCGGTACCACGCCAGCCTTTGTTCGGTGGCCTGCAAGGGCTCTGCACTGGCGATGCTCCGCGAGATCTGCGCCGTCGGCAGCCGGACCATCGACATGGACCTGTGGAAGCGGTACCGCGGCCCGTCGAAGCTGCTGGAGACCCGCAATGTGGTCGGCATAAAGGGGTTGCCCGGCCGGGCCGGCATCGGCGTCGGGCACCGGCAGACATTTGGTGACCCGGACCCCGAAGGCGCTGTGCTGAAGAAGCTGCTGGGGCCGATGGCTGATCAATACCTGGGGTGATGATGACGACAACCATCATCCTTGCCTCTGGTCCCAGCATGACGGCGGAGGACGCAGCAGCGACCCGCGGCGCCGGCCAGACCATTGCCATCAGCAACACGGTGAACTTGGCGCCCTGGGCGGAAACGCTCTACAGCGGCGACCCGGCGTGGTGGTGGTACTACCGCGAATCGCTGACGTGGTTCTGCGGGCGACGTGTTTGCCTGTCGCACGAGACGTGGACGCCGCCGGGGGGCGTGAAGCCGTTCGCGCGTGAGCATGGTGACGGACTGGGCCATGCCGGCATCCGCGCCAACGGCAACTCCGGGGCTCAGGCCATCAACCTGGCGGTGCTGGAAGGCGCCACCAACATCGTGTTGCTCGGCTTCGACATGCAGCACACCAACGGCCAGCGCCACTGGCACCCGGACCATCCGGCTCCGCTGGGGAACTTCGCCCCCGGGATGCCGGAACTATGCAGGACCAAGTTCGACATCCTGGCTGCTGACCTATCGGCGGCCGGCATCCGCGTGATCAACGCATCACGCAACACCGCATTGACCTGCTTCGAGCGCATGCCCATTCGGAAGGCGCTGGAGGCGGTTTCCTGAATCCGGTTCGCCGGATGTAACGCCCGCCCTCGGCGGGTTTTTTTATGCCCAAAGAGAGGACATTCCCATGTCTGACGCATTCAGCCATAGCGGCGACAAGCTTTACATCAGCACCACTCCCCAGAACGACGACCTCACCGATCACGTGAGCGAGGGGTTCCCCAGCCTCAGCTACACCGAGGTGAAGAAGATTGGCTCGGTCGGCGAGTACGGCATCAACACCAACGTCATCAGCTACGACACCTGGGGCCGCGACGTGAACCTCAAGGCCAAGGGCACTACCAATGCCGGTGACCCGGCCGTGGAGTGCGCGCGCGATGACACCGATGCCGGGCAGATCGCCATGCGTGCGGCCGGCGCCCCGACCAACAAGAACAGCTACGCCTTCAAGGTCGAAAAGCAGGACGGCTCCATCGACTACCTGCGCGGCTTGGTCATGGGTCCCAACAGCCCGTCAGGCCGTAACGAGGACTTCGACCTGCACGTGTTCACGCTGGGCCTGCAGCAGGCACCGGTCCACATCGTCGCCCCGTAAGGGGTTCACCAGTTCTGGCGGGATAGGGCTTGCCTGACAAGCGCGGCCTGATCCGACCGCGTTTCCCGCTGGATTCATTTTCGGATCGATCACGAGGATCACTCATGGATATTTCAACCATCGCGCCTGTTGGGCGCCCCATCGAAATCAAGCATCCGGCGACCCATCAGCCGACAGGCCTGGTGCTGCATCTGCTGCCGTTCACTGACCCCAAGGTGAAGGCGGTGCAGCGCAAGATCACCAACGCCCGGCTCAACCGCCGAAACCAGAAGCTGACCGCCGAGCAGATCGAAGCCAACTCGATCGAGATCGCGATGGCGGCGGTTTCCGGCTGGGAATGGAAGGGCGACGCCAGTTTCAATGGCCAGAAGTTGGCCTTCGATCGCGACAACCTCCGCACCGTCCTGTCGGTGGACTGGATTCGCTCGCAGGTCGATGAAGAGCTGGGAGACGAGTCGGGTTTTTTCGAAGCATCTCCGCAGCCCTCTGCGACTGCATCGAGTTCCACTGTCGGTACCGCGTAGCCGACGAGAACGGCGAGACGCGGCTGGAACGGAACCTTCGGTTCGGGCAGGAGAACCCGCCCGAGCCGGAGGTGCCATTTCAGGTTGATCACGTCTGGTCGTGGTTCTGGGAAATCTGCCGCCGGCGCCGGAAAGGGCCGGAGGCCTTCACCCATGCCGACATCCTGGCCTGGGCCGAGGCGACCCAGACCGACATCAACCCCCAAGAGATCCAGATGATCACCGACATGGATGACGTCTGGATGGCCACAACGTCCGCCGAGATCGCCGCCTACCACGAGCGGCAGCGGGCCAAGTCAGCCACCAAAACCCCCCGGAAGAGGTAGCCATGGACATTGCAGAGATCGGATTTCGAGTCGACAGCAAGCCACTGGATGCTGCCGCTTCCAGCTTGGACAAGATGGCTTCATCGTCAACAAAGACCGAGACGGCATCCAGCCGCCTCAACAGTCGATTCGACCAGATGATGAAGCTTCTTGGCCCGGTTGGGACAGGGATTCGCTCGATCGATCAGGCCATGGTCAGCGTTGCGGGCGACATGCGAGCTGTCACGACTGCAACACAGCGCTACGAGCAGCATTTGATGCGGCTTGAATCTCAGTTGGTGGAGGTGACGGCCGAGCAGCGCCGGACCAGTTACGTCATCGCGCAAGCCGCCAACGCCCAGGTCGACGCGTCCCGAAAAGCGGAATCACAAGTCGCCAGGGTCAATGCACAGTACCAGCGGCAGACGGACATTCTCGGTGGGCTTCGCCGTGCCTACGGGTTCCTGCTGACGGGGGTCGCCGGATACGGTGGGGCGCGTGTTGTCAGCGAGCTGACCCGAGTCAACGATCTCTATACCTCCCTCGAAGGCCGGCTGCGGCTGGTGACACGGGAGACGGAGAGCCTTGCTGATACCCAGGCGCGACTGTTCCAGGTGGCGCAACAGACCACCACCGCCTACGAGGCGACAGTCAACCTCTATACCCGGCTGACCCGCGGCGCGAAGGACGTCATCACCAGTCAGGAAGACATGCTGCGGATCACCACCGCAGTGAATCAGAGCTATCTCGTCAGTGGGGCGACGGCCCAAGAGGCCGCGGGCTCGCTGATTCAGTTCACCCAGGCCCTGCAGTCCGGCGTACTACAGGGCGAAGAACTACGCTCCATCCGCGAGGGCGCGCCCCGTCTGTTCGAGGCCATCATCCAGGGCGCACAGGAGACGTCGCCGTGGCTTGAGGTAACCCGCCAGAATTTCCGTGACCTCGCCGCCGAAGGGAAGATCACCACCGAGGTGATCGCGCGTGCGCTGCTCAGCCAGGCGGACGCAATCGACCGCGAATACTCCACCCTGCCCATGACGGTTGAACGGGCGATGACCCGGGTTCGGAACGTGGTCGCAGACTCGTTTGCTGATGCAGACCTCGGCCCGCTGATTGCCTCGATCGAAGAGCTGGGAGAAACCCTCAGTGATCCAGCCGTACAGCAAGGCCTGGTCGGAATGGCAACTGGTATCGCCAATGTGACGGCCGCATCTGTAAGTGCAGTTTCGTGGATTGCTCGGCTCAATACAGAGTTCACGCAGCAAGTGAAGGACGCTTGGGAAAACGCCAACATTCTTGAACGTCTCACGCTGATCTCGTTTCCCTATCAGAAGATCGGCATCTTCTCTGACACGTTGGCCGGCATGAATCGGAACCTTCACGAAACTGCCAACGCGGCAGTGGAGGTGAATGCCGCAATTGCGCCGATGTTCTCCCAACTGGAACGCATCATCAACGGGCCCTCTTCGGGGCTCCCGCTGGTTCTGAAGGAGGTGGGTCAGTCCTTCTTTGAATGGGGCCGTGGCGTCGTTCCTGTTTCGCAGGCAACCGAAACGCTCAACGAGAAGGTGCAGGCACAGATCAAGCTGCTGGGGCTCACCCTCGAGTACATGAGCGCCGGCGCATCGGCTGCCGATGCGGAGACCCGCGCCAAGTACAAGCTGGCCGGCGCCACCGATGCCGAGATCGATGCATTGCTCGGCATGGAAGCCCGCAAGGCCCGCATGATCGACCTGCGCGAGGGCGAGACTGCGGCGATCAATGACCAGATCGCCACCTTGCAGCGCGAAAACCAGCTCATGCGGCAAGGGGTCGATGCTGACGAGGCGCGGTACCGGGCGCAGCTTGAGGGGTCATCTGCCCTCGAGCAGCAGCTCATGGCCGAGCAGCGAGCGAACGACCAGCTTCGCGAAAGCCAAGAGCAGCGCCGGCAGGTGATGGACGACATCACCAAGGCCCAAGGCATCTACAACAACATGCTGGCCGGCATGAGTCGGCAGGACGCCGTGTGGCTGGCCGACTACGAAGCCGCTGACCAGTACCAGCGCAAGCTGATGGAGCTGACCCGCGCCATCGAGGACACCGAGGCCGGCCGACTCCAGGCGCTCGAAGAAGACAAGGCGATTGCCAAGGCCATGGCTGATCAGCTCGACGAAACCCAACAGGCCATCGACCAGTTCCTGAACACGGATTCATTCGCCACCCGCGCTGCAGAGATTCGCGATGCACTGGGCTCCATTGGTGACCCCATCGTCGGTCTCATCGATGGCTTCGAGACGATGGCCCGGGCCGCCGACCAGTATCAGGAAGCACTCGGCAAGATCGCAGACAGCGTCGATAAAAAGTTCCTATCTGAGGACGACGCAGACGTCGAGCGCCTGAAACTACAGGGCAAGATGCTCAAGCAGCAGATCGGCATCTATGGCGACCTTGCCGGCGCTGCCGCCAACTTCTTCGAGGAAGGCTCCACGGGGTACAAGACCCTTGAATCGGTTTCGACCGCGTTTTATGCGGTAGAGCTCGCGATGATGGCGGCGAACGTGGCCGAGAAGCTGGGCCTGATCGGCACTGACGTTGCGCAGACGGTTGCCGGAGAGACTGCGAAACAAGGCGCACTGGCAAGCACCGCCATGGCCCAGGCGATTGCGGCATTGCCCCCGCCATTCAACTCTCCATTGATCGCCGCCACAGCAGCGGCGCTGGCTGCCTTCGGCGTGGCGAACAGCTTCTCCGGCAGCGGCGGCGGCGGTGGCCTCGGCCGTCTCCCCAGCGAGTCGCGCGGAGTCGGCACCGTTTTTGGTGACCCTGAGGCGACGAGCGAGAGCATCGTCAATGCCATCGAGATGCTGGTGGATGTCAACGAGGAGGGCCTGCGCATCAATCAGGCCATGCTCAACAGCCTGCAGGCGATTGAACGCGGATTCAACGGCATTGCGCCTACGCTGATCAGTGAGTTGGGGGTTAGGACGGGAACGTTCAACCGCATGCCTGACCTTCTGTCCTTCCAGGGCGTGTCCAGTTTTGCGGACTTGGCGGCCGGTGACTTCTCGGCTGAGTTCACCAGTCGGCGCGAGCGCGCGTGGGGGGCGCCTGGCAATCAGGCGTCCGAGCAGCTGGTGGCTGGGATTGCCCACAGCTTCCAGCAGGTAGCAGATGCAGCGGTCGACGCTGCTGCGGTTCTCAGCGGGCAGTCGCCAAGCAGCCTCCGGTCGCAGTTGCAGGCCCTGGAGGTTGCGGCGACTGACATCAACTTCAGCAATCTGTCACCGGAAGAGCAGGCCGAGCGCTTCGCTGACTTCATGAACTCGGTTGCAGACCGGGCGGCTGAGGCGCTGGTGCCTTTGTCTGGTGAGCTGCAGCAGCTGGGGGAGGGGGCGTTCGAAACGCTTGTGCGGCTTGCCACTCAGGTGGACGTGCTCAACGACTTCACGTCCCAGTTCGGGATCGCCCTGTCGGGAGATCTGGATCCTGTGCGCCTCGCGAACGATCTGTCATTGCTTGCGGGCGGCGTAGAAGAGCTATCTGCCAACGTTGCCGGGTTCTTCGCTTTCGCTTTGAGTGATGACGAGAAGTTCGCCCGCATGGGCACGTTGCTGGGCGACGTTTTTGGGCAGTTCGACCTTGCGCTGCCGGGAACGCGGGACGGGGTCCTGGATCTTGTGAAGGGGCTTGACCAGACCACGGAGTCCGGGCGGGCGGCTTTCACTGCCATCACTGCGGCGTCCGATCTGATGGCGGACTACTTCGACGAACTTGAGGAGCGTGAGCGCGAGCGTCTGGGGTTCATGGACATGGTGCGGGATCGCACCGAGGAACTGACGCTTTCGGCTGAGGATCTTGCGGCAGTGCGGCTTGAGCGCCAGATCGAAGAGTGGCGCAAGGAGGCGGAGCGCCTTGGGCTCGATCAGTCAGTCATCGACCCGCTTATCGCCCTGGAGCGCGCAGCGCTGAATGCTGGCGAGACGGTGCAATCGCTGGCAGATGAGATGGAGGCCTTCAACCAGCGATTTGCCACCCAACTGGCACGGCAGGGTCTTGCTGGTCAGGAACTGGAGCTTTTCGATCTGACCCAGCGGTATGAGCAGGACCTGGCGGAAGCCGAGCGACTCGGGGCGGACATCGCGCAAGTGGAGGCCTACTACGCGAATGAGCGGCTGAGCATCATCGAGAAATATGCCGAACAAGCCCTTGTGGCTGCTGAAGCGGCCGAGGCCCGCCGGGTGGACTTCCTCACCGGTGTGGAGCGCCAGATCGCCGGCTTCGGCCTTGAGGGCCTGGAGCTGGAACTGTTCAACGTCGCCACCCAGATGAACGCCTTGCGCGAGCAGGCTGCGGCCGCCGGCGCCGACACCGCCCTGGTGGACCAGCTGGAAGCCCTGAAGATCGGCGCAGCCGAAGCCGCCGAAGCCCTGCGCCAGCAGGAGGCAGCGCAGGACCTGCTGAACCGGCAGAACGATTTCTTGGGCGGCATTCAGTCTCGTATCGACGAGTTCGGCATCGACAGCGAGTTGCAGCGCATCGAGCGGGACATGCATGCGCTTCGCGAACAGGCCGTGGCGCTGGACCTTGAGACGACGCTGGTGGACCAGCTGGAATCGCTCACGATTGCTGCATTGGATTCCGCCCGAGCGTTGGAGCAGGGAAGTTTCCTGTCGGACCTGCAAATGCAGATTGAAGACTTTGGACTTGAGGGGGTTGCAGCGGAGGTCCGTTCTGTCGAGCGCGACATGGCAACGCTGCGGGACCGTGCTGCGGAGCTTGATCTCGACACGACGCTGGTCGATCAACTGGAAGGCCTGCGCCTGGGCGCCATCGAAGCCGCCGAAGCCCTGCGGCTGCAGGCCGAAGAGAACGAGCGCCTTGCCGCCATTGCGGACTTCGACCGCGGCATCGGTGACCGAATCGCCCGCATGGGCCTCAGCGGGCAGGCGCTGGACATCTTCAATCTCGACCGCGAGTTCGAAGGCCTGCGTGACCAGGCGGAGGAGCTGGGCGGCAACCTGTTGGCGGTGGAAACGGCCTACTGGCTGGAACGTGAGGCTATTGCCTCGTCCTACCTCGAGCAGAGCAACGAGAACCTGCGCCGCGCCTATGAGACGCAGGCCTCCGAGATACAGCGCACCGTTGAATCGTGGATGGAGTCGGCTGATCGACTGCGAGAGTTCCGCCAAGAGCTACTGACCGGTGACGCGGCCCGCCTGTCCCCGCTGGACCAGTACCAGGCGCAGGCAGAGCTGTTTGACCAGACGTCACGCCTTGCCAGCCTGGGCGATATGGACGCGCAGCAGCGGCTTGAAGGAGTTGGGCGCAGCTTCCTCGACGCCAGCCAGACGGTCAACGCATCCGGCACTGCCTACTTCCGGGACCTGGAGCGCGTGCTGTCCGAGGTGGATGCGGCCATCGGCTCGGCTGAGTTCGAGGCCAGCATGGCCCAGCAGCAGCTCGACGCCACGCAGAACAGCCTGACGCAGTTGATCGACCTCAACGCCAGCAACAACAGCATCGAAGAGGCGTTGAAGCAGCTCAAGGAAGCCACGGAGCGAGCGGCCGAGCTCACCCTGCAGGCCAACGGCGAACAGACCGCCCATGCCAACAAGGTGAACGCCACCGGGTTCACTGAACTGGTGAATGCCATCCAGTCGCTGCAGGTTGAGGTCGCCGAGATCCGCGCCAAGATCGACCTGGCAGACGCGGGGGCCTGATGCGCATCTGGCTACTCGAGATCGACGCCCTGGATGACGCAGGGGCGGAGGTGACGCTGCGCTACTCATCTGCCGAGTACCGCGGCGAAGCCCCCTTTGAAGTGCGCGTTCGGCAGCCTGCGCTCTACACCATTCGGGCATCGGGACTGCCCTTCGGTGGCGGCAGCCGGTCCGGTTTCGGTGAGGCGGTGCTGGTCAACAAGGACGGGGGGCTCGACTTCCTTGCGGACTATGCGGTCGACGGCCGGGAATGCCGGCTCACGCTCTACTCGGAAACCGAGACCTTCGCCGAATCCGACGCATGGGCGGTGCTGGCGGTAGACGGTGACGGCAACACCCTGGCCGTGGATGGTGATGACAACGAACTGTTGGTGGATGCGTCATCCACCTACGTGTTCTTCGGCACGGTCACCAAGCTGGTGGATGGTGACGGCACGCTTTCGGTGCGGCTGCGCGACTTCCGCGAGGCCCTTTCGGAGCCGCACCCGCACAACGTCTATGCCGGCACCAACAGCCTGCCCAGCGGTGTCGAAGGGGTAGAGGCCGACATCAAGGGCCGGATGAAGCCGCGCGTCTACGGCAGCGTGAGCAACGCCACCCCGGTGCTGGTGAACACCGCAAGGCTCATCTACCAGTTCCATGACGGCGGCAGCGTGGTGGTCACTGCCCTGCGCGACCGCGGCGTGGTGCTCACCGACGACGGCGAGCAAGCCAGCCTCACTGCCCTGGAACTGGCGACCTCGCCGGACCCCGGCCACTACATCCGCTTCCAGGGCTATGTGCGGCTCGGCGCCATTCCCACCGGTGAGGTGACCGGCGACATCGAGTCCACCATTGCCACCCAAGCCGGCGACGTGTTCAGCCTCATTGCCGGTGAGGCCGGTTACAGCATCGTCTCCGGCGAGGCCGCAGCCATCAACGATGCCGGTGTCGTCGGGCTCCACATCACCAACGAGACCCCCACAGCAGACCTGCTGGACCGCATCACCCGCTCCATCGGCGGGTATTGGGCCATCACCCAGTCCGGTGAACTCACCGTGCGGCGCCTGTTCGCACCCTATGCGCCGTCGGTACTGATCACCGACGCCGAGATCATCAGCATGACGCGATCGGCCACCGGCACCGGTGACAACGGCCTGCCGATCTGGCGCGTCATTGTGCAGGGCGACCGGGTGGAAACGGTGCAGAACGAGGTCGCCGCCACTGCGCCGGCGTCTATTGCTGCCCGGGTTTCGGCCCAGTACCGGCAGGCCATCGATGAAGACCCATCGGTGAAGTACCGACACCCGCTGGCCAGCGAGCTGACCATCGAAGGCGTGCTGCGCGACCTCGACGACTGCGCCGACGTGGCCGAGCGCCTGGGCGACCTGTTCGGCGTGCGTCGGGACATCGTGGAAGTCACCGCACGGCTGGAGCCCAACGTGCTCGAAGCCATCCGCCTCGGGACCGAAATCACCGTGCGCAGCTATCGCTACGGCTACACCCAGGGCCGGGACTTCATCGTCCTCGGCCACACGCTCGATGCAAGGCTCGGGCGCGCCACACTCTTCCTCTGGGGCTGATCATGCTCACCAACAACATCGCCCTGTGCTGGCCCAACTACCTCGACAACGCCGACCTCACCGTGCTGTCCGGCGGCGAATGGGATGATGACGAACCCCTCGCCAACCTGGTGCGCACACCGCTGTCCACCAAGGCCAAGTCGGCAGGGCTGGATGACGTGCACTTCGCCGCCACCCTGCCCACCGCACGACGGCTCCAGGCCTTTGCGCTGGCCGGCCACAACCTCAGTCTCGATGCCACCTGGAAGGTCACGCGCTACTCCGGCAACGGCCTCACCGGCTACATCGATGACACCGGATGGGTGCCGGCATGGCTCACCGATGATGCCGACGTGGCGGCAAGGCACGCCCCACTCGCGGCCGTGTTTGTCGATTCCGATGCGCTCGTGAAGAGCGTGCTCATCGAGATCGAAGACGACGCCAACGTCGATGGCTTCGTCACCATCGGCTACGCATTGGCAGCGCCGGCCATCCAGCCTACCTTCAACATGAACAACGGCGCCGAACTCGGCCGGCGTATCGCCACCGAAGTGGAAGCCGCCATTGATGGCGTCAGCGAGTATTTCGACGTCAAGGTTCCCCGGGCAGAGCTGACCTTCGGCCTGTCCGGGCTCCAGCAGGATGAAGCCTTCGCCCAGCTCGATGACCTGGCGCTGACCATGGGCCTGCACAAACCCCTGCTGGTCGCATGGGATCAAGACAGCGACCACCCCGCCTACATCAACCGAACCTTTCTCGGCCGGCTTTCGCAGGTCAACCCCATCACCGCTGCGCTGTTCAACGACAGCCGCGGCACCGTGAATATCCTCCAGGTGAGGTAACGCCATGGCCATCAAACGACTCGGCATCCTCCCGGTTGCCGACAGCCCCTTGCTGGGCACCGATCAGTTCCCGGTCAGCCGCGACGGCACCAACGTCAAGCGCGCGCCTATCAGCGCCGTCGTCAGCCTCATCACCGCAGACCTGAACCTGGGTGACGTAGCGCAGGCAGAAGACGCCAGCGGCGTGCCCTACAACCCTGGCAACCCCGGCAACTGGTTCACCACCGCCCCGGACGACGTGGCCGAGGGCCTCGACAAACTGGCCGCGCAGGATGTTGGCCTCGACAGCCGTATCACTGCGCTCGAAGGCGCGCCAGACCCCACCTACAGCGCCAACGAGATCAGCTACACCGTCAGCACCAGCGCGCACTGGTCCCCAGACCCCACCGAGGTGGCGGCCGCCCTCAACCAGCTGGCCAGCCGCGTCAGCACCGTCGAAAGCTCTGGCGCCGATGGCAGCTACGACCCCGACTTCCCCGAAGACTGGCCCAGCCCGGTGCCGGAATTCGTCACCGAGGGCCTGGACATCCTCGCCGCCCGTGCAACCGACCTGGAAGAGCGCGTCACCGATCTGGAACAGATGAGCGGCGGTGCCTCGCCGTCAGGGGGCGGTGGGGGCAGTTGCAGCGCCGTCAGCGTCAACGACAGCGGCACCACCTACGACGTCGCCGCCACCCATGTATGCGTCTACCGCCGGTTCACCAACAGCGGCACCAAGACCGTCAACGTGCGCCCCAACAGCACCGAGGCCCTGCCGGATGACGGCGAGTGGCACTTCCGCAATGTCGGTGCCGGTGCCCTCACCATCGCCGAGGGATCAGGCGTCACCGTCACTGCACCGGCGGGCGGCTCGCTCGTTGTGCCGCAGGGCGGGACCGTCACGCTCAAGCGGGTGGGGCTGAACGAGTTTGACCTGTTTGGGGTGACGTCGTGATTCCAGGGATTACTGCTGGGCGACGGTTCTCAGCCAATTACTATGCAGAGGTATTGGCCGATACTCCCGTTGCGTACTGGAGACTTGGAGAATCATTGCTTTCAGAGCCAATGGCGGATGAAGTCGGCGGCAATGACGGAACCTACAGCGGAGGAACACTGGGATTTCCTGGAGCAATTTTAGGGGACCCGAACACTGCATATAGGCCCGGCACGTCCGGTTATGGCGTAGTCCCGCACGTAAGCGCTCTCGCGCTGGTCTTTCCATTCAGTATTGAATTTTGGTTTAAGCACACTCTAATCTCAAATGTTGTAATGATGGACAAAAACGCAAATGCGGGGATATCAATCCAACGATCTGCGTCAGGTGAACTTATTATGAATCTCGGCGGCACCGGAAGCGCTAACAGAATATCAACCTCAGGGGCCTTCAATGACGACGAGTTTCACCATTGCGTCTTCATAGCGGACCCCATGGGGGTCGGAAATATGGCTTTCGTGGATGCCGTTGACGACACCGGCGACGATGGAAATACCGCGAATAACGTAAACATTGGCAGCTGGTACATAGGAAGCCGCGCCGGCTCTTTCGGTTACGAAGGAATAATTGACGAAGTCGCTTTCTATAACTACGCCCTGAGCCCCGAGAGAATCGCCGCACACTATGCTGCAGGGACAGGCTGATCCGAAGCAACCCTTTCAATCGGCGGAGGTCATCGTCGTTTCTAACAACCGCCTCCGGGCGGTTTTTTATTGCCCATTCACTTCAAACCACGAGGCTGATTTATGGATGCCGAAGCCATCAACGCACGTCTGAAGAATCTCGAAGACCTCAGCGTGCAGACACAAGCCGCCGTCAACCGCATGGCCACATTGCTGGAGAGCATCGTCCGCATGGAAGAGCGGCAGGTCGCACTAGGCGAGAGCCTGAAGCGCGCGCATAAGCGGATCGACGGGCTGGATACCAACAACCGGGAGTGCGAGCGCTGGCGCAACCAGCGTGACGGCGCGGCATGGCTGACCGGGAAGTTCGCCGCGCCGTTGTGGGCCGCTGCTGCATCTGCCGCGACCGCGGCCGCCATGCACGCGGTGCTGGCATGAAACGCGAGATCCAACGATTCGCCGAGTTCATCGGCTGGCTGCCGCTGCAGGTCGCACTGGCCATCATGGGCGTGGTGGTGCTGGGCGGCATGGCCCGCGGGCTGGGGCCGGACCTGCTCGCATGGCTGGCGGAGCTGCCGATCTATCTGGCCTTCGCCTTCGCGGCGCTTGGCATCAGCTATCTGGCCTGGCGGCGGTGGCGGATGCCACTGGACGAAGCCCGCAAGGCTGAACTGTGGGAGCGGTTGATGGCCGGCGAGCGCGGGGCTGTCGTGGTCTATGTCGTCAACGCTGTGTTCTGGGTTGCTGTGCTGTGGTTGGCGCTCGACTTCTTCCGGCCTGCGCGCTGATTCTGGCCGGGTGCAGCGAGGCTGCGCCGCTGGCAGATGCGCAGGCGGCCGTTGCCGCCACGGTGGCCCCGGCGGTGGTGGCAGTGCGGGAGATCGTGCCCGAGCTGCCCGCCCCGGTGCCGCCTACTATCCACCCGGCCGCCGTCGACCTGATAGTCGAGTTTGAGGTCTCGTCGCCGGCCTACTACCGGTCCCGGCTGTCCGGGGTGTACTGGCCGGGCGGGGCGAGCGGTCCCACCTGGGGCATCGGCTACGACGGCGGCCACCAGACGCGAACGCGCATCCTCGACGACTGGCAGACCCATGAGGCGCGGCAGCGGCTGGCCGAGACGGCCGGCCTCACCGGCAACACCGCCCGCGACCGCATCCCCGACTGGCGGGACATCACCACCCCCTTTGCCCTCGCGTCCAACGTGTTCGCGCACGCATCCCTGCCCGAGTACCTGCGCAGGGCAGAGCGTGCCTTCGGCCCATCGATCGACAACGTGCCCGCCACGGCCGAGGGCGCATTGGTGAGCCTGGTCTACAACCGCGGCGGATCCATGACAGGCAACGCGAGGCGGGAAATGCGCGCAATCCGCGACCGCTGCTTGCCTGCCGGGGATGTCGATTGCATCGCTGCCGAACTCAGGGCCATGTGCCGCCTGTGGGAAGGCACCCCCAACGGCCCCGGCCTGTGCCGCCGCCGCAACGCAGAAGCCGACCTCGCGGAGACACCCCCATGAACAACCTCGAATCATCCCTGCTGCTGGTTTTGCTCATCGTCGTCGCCGGCCTTGCCGGCACGGTCGGCTACACCCTGGGCGCCGCCGACGCCCCGGTGCACGAGGTTGTGCGCTACATGCCCGCGGTGCGCCAGCCAGACCAGTCCCTGATCGCCGAGCGCGTGCCAGACCCTGACCCGCCCCCGCCGCCTCACAGGCTGCCAGCGGGCACGCAGGAGGTCCGCAGGGTGGCCACTACGGCCCGGCCGCATGAGGGCACCACCGATGTCCGCATCAACTGGTCCCTGATCCGAGACGACGCCGGCGGTCAGCGCGTGGTGGTGAGCAGCCCGGATGCCGCTATCCTCGGCGCGATCGATACCCCAATCATCCCCGCGCTGATCCCGGCACCGCCCCGGCTGTGGGCGGCCGGTGTCAGCTACGACCCGGCCCACGACCGGCCTGGGGCATGGGTGGAGAGGGATCTGGGGCCGATCCGGGTTGGTGCCGACGTGCTGGCTGCCGAGCATGGGGGCGTCCGGGCGCTGGTCAGGGTGGGGTGGCGGTTCTGATTGCGGCAGCCGCTGAAAACCTTCACAATATCGAAAGACGGCGCTTTGATTTCATTGGGGTTTTTCGGCACCCCAGTATTCAGAAAATCAGGCCTAAGTCGTTGAATAGTGGCGCTATCCGTGGTGACTCTTAATCAGTAGGTTCGGGGTTCGAGTCCCTGGCAGCCCACCACTCGATACGTCAGCCCGGCTCATGCCGGGCTTTTCGTATCAGC